GATAATTTTAGAATTTTTAAAGATGATGGTTCTAATGCATTGCATATTTCTATGTCTAGTGGGGCTGTTACCGTAGGGGCCCTTACAAAAGCAAGCGGAACTTTTAAAATTGACCATCCTTTAGATAAAGATAATAAATATTTATATCATAGTTTTATTGAAGGACCTCAGTATGATTTACTTTATAGAGGTAAAGTAACTTTAGTAGGAGGTACGGCAACCGTTAATATAGATACAGTTTCTAATATGACCGAAGGAACATTCGTTGCTTTAACACAAAACCCAGACTACTATCTTCAAAACAACACTGGTTGGGATGCGGTAAAAGGTAGTATTTCAGGAAACACATTAACTATTACCTGTCAAAATGATAGTTCAACAGATACAATTTCTTGGATGGTGGTTGCTGAACGTGTTGATGACCACATTAAAGCAACACAATTATCTGACAGTGATGGACATTTAATCCCAGAGTGGAATAAATCAGATATAGATTAACAGTTAAAAATGAAGACAGAGATTGCTGAGTATAGACAAGAGCATCCATACGATACTTTAGAACAAATTGGGAAACAATTTAATGTTTCTAAACAATATATTTATAAAGTATTAAAACAAGCGAAGCTTCCTACCAAAAGCGTTCAAAAACGCAAAGTTAAGTATTGTTTAGTATGCGGAAATCCCGGAACTAGACAAGTTTGTAAAGGACAGTGTCATTTTGAGTATTTTAACATCAAAGTGAACTGCGCTTTTTGCAGAATTCCATTCTATCGGAAACGAGGACAGATAGTAAATAAGTATAATAGAGGGTATAACAAAATTTATTGTAGCCGACAGTGCTACTATAGAGGCCAAAGAGACGGATTAAGTTGACCTTGACACCCTAATATGCAGTGTTTAGACTAAATACAAGAGCAAATCCTTCAAATTGGCTACTTGAGGCACTGTTGAATGATAGGAAATATGATTCAACTAGCAAAATATCTGGATTTTCTGCCCGCCGATGCGCAGATAGCGATTGAACGGATTCGCAAGGAATCTCGTGAACCTATTTCTATTGTTTCAGGAATTCACTGGGCTATTCATCACTTTGATGTAGAAGAAAAATTAGGTATTTTAATTGTTATTGAGCTTAACAAAATTCTACATTCATTACATTTATCTCCACATTCTTTAATATTAATAAATTCTGTTGCTGCTTTAACACTAACTCCTGACGCTTGTTATGATGAATGTTTTGGAGATTGGACTGATTATCCGGTAATTAAAACAATGGTTCCTGTTATGGAAATAAAACTAGGTAGACCTATGTTTTTACGCCAACCGCCTCATTTAAATGTTGTAAAACCCAAATTATGGAAACGTTTACAACAAGATTCGTACTATCTTAAATTACGGAAGGATAAATCGAATGGAAATAAACGATGAGTTAGTTGTAAAATGGGAACCAAAAATACAAAAAATGGTTTCTAATGTATTTGTAGTGGGAATGGAGCGAGATGACATTGCCCAGGAATTGAGAATTTCTCTGCTTAAATCCGCTAAAGCTTATGATGAAAATAGAGGAGTTTCATTTCATACTTATTTGCATACTGCTATGGTTAACACATTACGAACACTTATTACTAAAGCTAAAAGAATACCAGAATTACGAAGTTTAGATAGTTCCTATGAAGGTTCAAATACTGTTCCGCTAGAAATTTTAAATGCTTTAATTGACCCTTCAAACTATGAACAAATTATTGAAACTAATCATTTAATTGAATCAAACAATTTAACTTTTAAAGAACAAGTATTTTTAAAATTAAAATTAGAGGGTTTGACTATGGAAGAAATTACCGAAGATATAGGAGAGTCTGCGTACAAAGTACGTCAAGGATTGCGCGAAAAATTTAGTACTTTTAACGATACATATGAAACCAATTGATACATATAATGCAAAAGATATTTATTNATTATTTAGCACTTTATATGAACAAAAATATCAAAAACCTTATAAAGGTGTGGGATTTATCGGCAATGAAATGCATAAAATTAAAGAACTTATTGACGAGTACGGTTCTACACAAATTGCATGTGCTACAGTTAACTGTTTAAAACAAAGTACTACATCAGTTTCGGTGCCTTATTTTACAGCAGGCATTAAATACTATATAATCCCACATAATCCAGATGTTTATTGGGCAGTAACTCAATACGGAACACCTAGCATACAAAAACAATGGAAACAATTTTTACTTTTAGATGCTAAATGGTTTCCCTCAGCTACTCAACAAAAACAATATAAGGATTTAGATATCAAACTAAAGGAGTGGGCATATGCCAAGACGAGTACGAAGACAGGGACGGCTAATACAAAAGCCAAAAAATGAACCTGCTAATGATTTAAAAGCTGATAGATATTACATAGTTGGAGTAAAAACTAATTCTACGGCAGCGTGGAGAGAAGGAGAATTTAGAACTTTAAAAAAAGCAAAAAATTTCATTTTACAGGAACACGCATCAGATTTAGACATTTCCTATTATGTAGTATACGGCGACCAAAGTCGTGTATTGTTTGCACGGGAAGGTAGTGAATGATGACAACCGAAAGAGTTAGTTTTGAGTATATAGAATCGGCCCTTATTTTTGGTTTAGACAATAAGATTAATCTTCGGGCCTTTAAACATGGTGAAAAGGATTTTGTAAAACACGGAGAAGCGTATAGATTTATTTTAAAACATTTTGACGACTACGGAGAATTCCCATCTTCGGATGTTTTATGCAACAATTTTCCAACTTTAGATGTTACGTCACAGTCGGTAAATTTTGAATATGCTATGGAAGTATTTAAAGACCATGTTATGCAACGTCAAATTGTGCGAAATGTTCAAAGCGTTCGAGATTTAGTTAAAGATAACCCTAAAAAAGCGTTATCAACTTTAATGGTTTCTTTAACAGATATTGAAGTTGTTTTTGATGAAGATGTAACAACCTATGATACGGGTGGTCTAGAGAGATTATCGGAATTTAAAGAACGGACTAAAAAACGTAAACTTGGCGATGGGTTAATTGGAGTACCAACTAGTTTTAAAACCCTTAACGAAATGGGTATTGGCTGGGAAGGTGGGGATTTAATTGCTATGTTTGCGAGACCTACTATAGGAAAGACATGGATGTGTGTCCATGCTGCAGCAACAGCAGTTCAAAAAGGGTTTAGAACCTTATTAGTTTCTACTGAAATGCCTGTTCAGTCCATTAATTTACGTTTAGACGTTGTGTTAGCAAATTTAATGGGGTATAAATTATCACATGCTGACTTACGGCATGGTAATCCTATAGATGAAGATACGTATACTAAGTTTTTAAATGAGTCTAATGCCAGTTCGTTATTAGTATGTGACCACATTTCTGGACAAAACGGAATTTCTTTAGAATCTATTTCAGCTTTAGTTAGAAAACATGCTCCAGAATTTGTGGTAATTGACGGAGTTTATTTAATTTCGAATAATGATAGTCGCAAAGCCGCTTGGGAACAATCGCATGCGTTATTTTACGGGCTTAAGAATTTAGCTACGTCTACAAATACACCTATTATGGTTTCTACACAGGCAACACGAGATGCAGCAAATATGTTTAGTCCCCCTAGAGCCGACCAAGTAGCTTTTGGAGATGCTTTAATTAGAGCTGCTGATGTTGCTATGGCGATGTGTGCTTTAGAAGAAGTTGACGATAAAAGATTAGTACAATTTCAAAAATATCGTAATGGTGAGTTAGCTCACGATACTACAATTATGCAATGGCAAGTAAATAGTGGTAATATTTATGAGATGCCAGATTATGAATGGCAAGAATTTTAAGGAGGTGTATATGAGTATTTTAGAGTATTTGGATTTCCGGTACTATGTTGATAAAAGTATAGTTAAAACTGGTCGAAGTAAAGGTCCAGGGCGTCTGGCTACTCCAATAACCGTGGGTGATATAAAACGCGGAATTGTGACGGATGAAAATGGCTACGAAAATGAAATTGTTCTGTTTTTACGCAAAAATAAAGCAGATAAATAATGGTTGATTGGTATTCGGTACTTTTAGACTATGGAATTTCTGTTCCACACATGGACCAAATTGTTATCCATTGTCCTTTGCATGATGACCGACGGGAATCGTGTGCTATAAATCTTGAAAAAGGTGTATGGGTATGCTTTGCGGGATGTGGGCAGGGAAGTTTAAAATCATTAATTTGGAAAGTTTCAGGAAAACCATGGAAACAGATTAACGAAGAATTAGATGAAAAAGAATGGGAATTTGATTTTGATTTATTAGATTCTTTTGGCGTTGAAGAAGTAGAACCAGAACCTGAGCCAGAAACGCCTGAGTTATTTGAAGTACCAAGTGGTCATTGGATATATAAACGTGGGTTTATTGAAGAAACTATACAAAAATGGGGGTGTAAATGTGACGCGTATGATAATTTATGGATACCTGTCAAAACAGTTGATGAAAAAATTGTTGGGTGGGTAACTAGAAGACAGTATGCTATTCCTAAATATATGTATTCATATGGTTTTAAAAAATCTAATCATTTATTTGGGATAAATCATGCTAAGAATCGCGACCAATTATATATTGTTGAAGGAGCATTAGATGCTATGTGGTTAGACCAGCATCATTATACCGGATTAGGTATTTTAGGCGCTATAGTATCGCAAAATCAGATTGATTTAGTAAGTACTTTAAATCCGGGAGAAGTAGTTTTAGCTTTAGATAATGATGACGCTGGTCAGAAAGGGATTGCAAAGGCTACATTTGACATGGGTAACAGGTTTTTGCTATCCTATTTGAAAATACCTAGACAATATAAAGATGTACAAGACATACAAGATATAAATATATTAAATAAGGTAATGAAAAATACACAATTATGGTAAGGAGAAAGAAATGAGTGGTATAAAAAAAATACAGCAACGAGTGTCAAGTAATGACCAACCAACATCAACAGGCGACAGAAAAGAAATTTGGATAAATGACAAAGAACAAATGTTTTTTACAGCTGTAGCTACAGGTCATGATGATGATGTTCATATGGATGATTATTATAGATATGGATTTCAATCTGGAAACCGATGGAACTATATTTTACAAGATGAGAGACTAGATTATAAATCTATAATACCTGAAGGTTTAAGAGCACAGCATATGTTTGGTTTATGGATTTATGTTTATGACGTTATACATGTAGAAAAAAAGGTTGAGACTTGGGATGAAACTGAAACAGCAGACGGACGTAAAGTATTTGTAGAACATGTAAATGACTTTAAAATTTTAACTTTATCATTTGGTATGGGGGATGCAAATTGGAATAAATTAGTTAACATTTTTTCTGAATGGGGAAGCCTAGATAAAGGAGTTTTACGTTTATCACGAGTAGGCACAATGCGACACACAACTTATGACATAATGCCTACGACTAGAGAATTAGAAATTCCTGACGATAGAAAAAAAGAAATTAAAGATTTAGAACAAATTAAAGATTATTTCTACGAACAAGCTGATGCTAGTTTACGCAAGACTTCTTCGAGCGAGTCAAATGCTACTGCTGAAATTGATTTAGGCTTTTAACATAAGTGTCCGTAGTGACATTGAGTACATTTGATACTCAATTTGAACAGCTTCAAACTTACTTAGAAAAAACACCAGAACTGGTGGTAGATGTTGAAACTAATGGGCTCGAATGGTATGGATTTAATCAAATTTGTGGTTTAGGGGTAGGGAAACCTACCTCTTCCGGATTTTTACAATACTATCCATTTAGACATCATCAAGGTGAAAATTTAACTCTTGCACACTTAAAACAAGTTATAGAGTTATTAAACAGCCACGTACAAACGTATATAGGCTATAATTTAAAGTTTGATGCTCATTTTTTAGAAAAAGAAGGAGTTCAGATAACTGATAAAACTCTTATAGATGTATTAGTTATGGTTCGTTTGATTGAACATTCTGAAACTAAAGATTTAGCTTTAACGCCTACAGCGTCACGCAATTACGGTCCTGAAGCTGTCCAGTATGATATAGATACAAAAAAAGAGTTACGTGCTAATAAATGGCATAAAGATTTTTCTATGGCACCACCTGATATGTTAGGAGAGTACTGTAAGAAAGATGTATATTTAACAGCCAATTTATATGTTGATTATTTAAAACAGATTCACAAGACGAATCAAGACCAGGTTTTTAAATTAGAATGCGATTTAACTAGTGTTTTGTACAGGATGGAGGCGCAAGGTATTAGCATTGATAAACAATATGCTGTTGAAACTAAAGAAGCACTACTTGAGAGAATGAAAGAGGTTGTCCAAGAAATTTATTCAATTACAGGATGTGAGTTTAATATTTCTAGTCCCGCTCAAATTGGGGAAGTATTTAAAACAATGGGGATTGACTCTCCAGTTAAAACGGCAAAAGGAAATGACTCATGGAATGAAGCAGCTTTAGTCAATATTAACAACCGCGTAGCAGGATTAATTAGACAACATCGAACTTTAGAAAAATTAAGCTCGACGTATTTAGACCCGTATTTAAGTACTTCTAAAATGCATACATCTTTTTGTAATTGGGGAACTGCTACAGGAAGATTATCTAGCAAAGACCCAAATTTACAAAATATTCCCAGGAATCATTTTAAATTAAAAGAAACTATTTTATCTGAGATAGAGCAAGAAGAAGTAAGGCAAAAAATTTCTGCCATGGTTTCATCTAAGGGAATAGACATGACAACGCATTTAGATGCCGATGTATTAGGTGCTTGGTCTTTTGTTGGGGACGAGTCTTATGATGCATCTGACGAGGCGCAAATTGCTATTCGTAGACTATTTGTACCTTGTCCGGAATATTCGCTAATAAGTTTTGATTATAGTCAAATGGAAGTAAGAGTGTTTTTATCGTATTTGCATAATGATTCAATTGCACAGACTTTACAGCGTAAAGATGTTGATTTTCATGCTGAGGCTGCAAAACTTGCTTTTCAAACTACTGAAGAGGATGAACAGTTTAAATTTTATAGGCAAGCTGCTAAAGCAATAACTTTTGGTACAATTTATGGGATTGGAAATGCAAAGTTAGCTAAACAATTAGGAACAGAAGAATACGAAGCTAAAGAATTTAAACGTAGATATTTTGAAGGTCTTGAGGGGTCACTAGAATTTTGTCAGGATGTGCAAGAAGCAGTAGCTACTAGAGGATGGATTAAAAATAAATATGGCAGACGGTATAGAATTCCTCCGTATTTAGCGTATAAGGGTGTTAATTATTTAGTACAAGGTACTAGCGCTGACATTTTAAGTGAACGTATGATAGTTATTAGTGACTATTTAAAAAATACAAAAAGTAGAATTTTATTACAGGTACATGATGAGATTATTTGTGAAATACACAACTCTGAATTAAATACATTGCCTGAAATAATCCGGGAAATATTAGAAGTAAATACTTTAAATATTCCTTTAACAGTAGACATGGAAATTTGTACCCCCTCGTGGGCAACCAAAAAAGATTTTATCCCAAAACCAAAAGAATCAATATTAGATTTTATTGATTGGTCACTTATTCCAGAGAAATAAAGAAGGAGAACAGCATGGCAAAAGTTAGTGTACATATAGGATTCACATTTAGGGTAGGCCCATTAGACCAAAACCAATATGGCAGAGTAGATTTAAACATAGACCAGATTGATACGGAGTTACCACTAGATAAACAATTAGAAGAGTCAAAAGCAATAGCTGATACAGTATTTGAGGTAGCAAAAACTAAAGTAGATGCTCAAATTGATGATATGTTAATTGATTAACAATAAGGATTAAAATGAAAGATTCAGCTGAAAAAGCAATTCAAGAGTTGATTAAAGATAAAAATTTAAAACTTCAAATAGGAAACAGTGACACATTTGAATATGGTCGAATTCCATTTAATATTCCGTCTTTAGACCAACTTACGGGCGGAGGAATCCCTAAAAAGCGGTTTACATTAATTTATGGACCTACAAATGTGGGTAAAAGTTATCTAGCCTCTCAGATAGTAGTAAACGCTCAGAAACTAGGAGGTATAGCTGCTTGGATAGATACCGAACTTTCGTGGGATGTAGACTGGATGGCTCAATGCGGAGTAGACACTTCCGCAATTGCTGTAATGCAGCCTACAAATGGTGAGGAAGCATTGAATACTATACGTGAATTGATGGACCGAGGAGTAGATGTTATCGTTTTAGATAGTATTGCAGGTTTAGTTCCTACTGCAGTAGCAGAAGAAGAGTTTAGTTATAATCCTATGGCATGGCAAGCTAGGTTTGTAAATCAATCATTACCTAAATTATTAGCACATTTACATAACGGGTCAGCTTTTATAGCGATTAATCAGGTACGTGCTAGTTTAGGTCCGGTTGCTTTAGATAATATGCCTGGTGGATTAGCACAAGGATTCTTTGTTCACTTTTTAATGCAAGTTAGACGACATGGATGGATAAAAGAAGGAAATGATAACGTAGGTTTTGACATGGAAGTTAGACTACGTAAAACAAAAGTAGGTGGAGAAAATTGGAAATCCGCAGTAGTTCCTTTTAGAGTGGCGGGAGGAATTGATATTCTTGAGAGTTATATTAGAGAAGGCATTGCACAAAAAATTATTACTCAAGCAGGTGCCTGGTATACATATAAGGAGACAAAAGCAATGGGATTAAATGGTATTAAAAAAATATTTATAGAAAGTCCCGAAATGTTTGACACGTTGAAAAATGAACTTACCACCTAAAGATTTTACGCCACAAGAAAACATTATTGCAAAGTGTTTAGACGAATTTGGATTACGTTATGAACAACAGAGTAGTTTTCATCCATATACTGTAGATTTTTTTATTCCAGAGTTATGGTTAATAATTGAAGCAGATGGTATATACGGTCATTTCTCTAAACGTGATATTGAAAGAGACATGTATTTAATGAAACAACCAGCAATTAATCAGGTATTACATATTAAAGATAGCACTAAAGAAAAAATACGAGGCACATTATGGCAGGCATTAACCAAATTGGAGACTCCCAACCAGAACGACCGAGAAGTCGCAGACCTAGAGTAAAACAAGATGAGTGGTTAACAACTGCTATTGACGACTATTTAACTGGAGTAATGAAAGCACCTAGACCGGGTGTTTTTCATCCTTCGTCTTTAGGTAACCCATGTGATAGGGCATTATGGCTTAACTACCACGGAAAAATGGTAGACCAGCCTTTACCACCAACCTTACAACGAATTTTTCAAAATGGTAATTTTTTAGAAGACCGAGTTGATAAATGGTTTACTGGGTTACGGATTTTAATGGGTAGGGAAATTTCTGTTAAATATGAAAACCCTCCAATTTCTGGACGTATAGACTTTTTGATTAGACATGACGAACACGGAATTATTCCTGTAGAGTTAAAGTCGATTAATACGTCAGGATTTGGTAAACTTACTAGACCTAAAGAAGAGCATTTTATTCAATTACAACTTTATTTACAATTAGGGAAATATGAATGCGGGATTGTTTTATACGAGAATAAAAATGACCAGCAAATTAAAGCGTTTCTAGTTGTGCGAGATGATGCAGTTTGGGAGTCACTTTTAGAACGTTGTTTACGAATCCAGAATATGAATACAATGCCACTTATATGTACAGGTGCTCCATGGTGTGCTTGTAAATTAGTAACGGATGAAAATTAATGCAACAAGATAATATTAAATGGACCCCTAGTAGAGCTATACAATTAGCTCAACAAGAAATTGATTCGTTAAGCTTGCCGAATTTTAAAGTAGATTTAAATGACCGAGAAGATTTAACATTTTCTAGTTTAACAAATTATACAAATAAAGAACTAGAAGATTTTTTAACTATGTATGGTGGATATAAGGGTTATTTAGAAACTAGAGTAGCAGATATTGAAGCTATTGTAGGTGTATTAGATGCTTCTTTTAATGAATCCTACCACACTGCTTTATTTAAAGTGACTCAAGAGTATGATGAGCAAGGAAAGAAAAAACCTACTCGTGAAGAATTAAGAGGAGAAATTTTAACCAAATATGAAACTTTGAGAGACCTGAGAAAAGACTTAATTGGGCAGCAAGCATTGTTAAAAAAGATGCAGGGTTTGTTAAATACTTATACAACAGCTTATAATACCGTAAGCCGAGTTGTCGCATTACGAACTTATGGGACTCAACAATGATGTATTTAGGTTTGGATTGTTCGACATTAGCTGTACATGGAGCACTTATTGACGAAAACGAACAATTAGTTTCTTTACATAAATGGGGGAGCAAGAACAAAAATTTTCTAGAAAGATTTCCTGAAATTTTAGTAGGATTTTCAGAGGAATGTAGTAAAATAAATATAATAGATAATGCTGCAATTGAGGCAGCTATTTTTATTCAAAATCCGAAAACAACAATAGCGATTGCAAATGTTGTGGGAGCTGTTTGGTCTACCTTGCTAATAGCTGGTATTTCAACGACTCTTATTGATAATCGACAGTGGAAGAAAATTATTTTAGATAAAGGAAATGCTACAAAAGAAGATATAAAAACATTTGCAGTAAGTAAGTGGGGAGAAAAATTTCCCGAACAAGATTATGCAGATGCTGCTTGTATTGCATTATGGAATAAAAGGAGAACAGATTATGATGGGTAAAGGTGGTCTACAAAAAGTAGGACCAGAGATTAAACAAGTTTTTATCGAGAAAAGAAAACCAAAGAAAAGAAAATATAAAGATACGTTTCCAAAAGATTTACCAACGATTGAAGATGTAAAAGCTAAATATGGTACAGTTATTTGGTGTAAGTTTACAGATTGTAAATACAATCAAGAAATAGATGACTTACAACGAACCAGTAGTTCAATAATGAAAAATAAAATGTATAAGCCAATTGGCGAACAGGAACATATCTGGGTTAATGTGTGTACTAAGGATGAAATTTCTATTAAGTTTCAAGAAGTTGAACCAAGTAAAAACACAACTGTAAAAGTTCCTTTTTGTTTTTCAGCAGCTAATAAATCATCTGGACATATAGACTTTACAAGATTCTTGAATTCCGATGGAACTCCATTAGGTGGGAATATTGATTCTCAACATGTATCAGATGACGGTTATGGAATATACGATTCTAATAACCATTACCAATAATAACGAGATATTTAAAATGCCGAAACATATACCTGAGTCAATAAAATTAAAAGCTATGAAACTATACGTTTCTGGAGATAAAACTGCGAAAGAAATTGCAGAGATAGTTTCACAAGATGGAGTTCCTGTAAAAACTCCTACAATATATGCTTGGGCAAAAAAAGAACAATGGGAACAACAAAAAGCTGTTGCAATTACAGACCAACAACAAAAAGTAGTAGAAAGCGAAGGCGCTAAAATTGCCAGGCTTCAAAGAGAACAACTAGATAATTATAGTGTTGTAGCAAATAAAGCTTTTAGTGAACTAAATGGCTTACAGTTTGATAAAGCATTAGATGCAGTTAAAGCTATAGATGTCGGGATTAAAGGACAGCGGGAAGTTTTATCGGGCATGATAAATTTACAATTTGTACAAGATGTTTTGGGGATTATAATTGAAGAAGTAGCTGACCAAGATACTCTAAATAAAATTGCCGTTAAACTAAAAACCCTAGTTCAACAACAGGAGGATATGTAACAAAAGTGGCGAATAAAGATATTATATCCGTAAATAATGCTTTTGAATTATTATCCCAGGGATTAGTAAAACAGGAAAAATTTCAAGTTGGGTCGTTTAAAGATTTTTTACAAAATGTTTGGTGTTATAGTTATGATAATCCTGAATATTTTAAAGCATGGCATGTAGGTGTAATTGCTGATGATATTGAAGAATGTTTGGAAAAAGGTTTAAATTATGTGGCGGTTCTTCCGAGATTTCATTTTAAATCGACTATTTTAGGACATGCTTTTAGTGTATGGAGATTATTAACAGCTCCACGCGATTGTTCTATTTTATATTTGTCTTATAGTGATGGAATGGCTAGATATCATATTGCTGAAATTAATAAAGCAATTGCTAGAAATCCTGTTATTACTGAGATGTTAGTTAACCGCAATCCTAAAGCAGATTTTTCAGCAAGATTTTTTAAGAATAACCAGCCCATGGAAATTATGCACGGTGGTCTTTTTTCATTTAAAAGAGGTATGCATATTAATGGTGCTTTGATTGCAGATGACGTTTTGAAAGACCCAGAGAATCCTTTGAATATGGGGCAGATAACAAAAATTGAAGACCACTTTATGACTGAAAGTTTATTTATTCCATTAAAAGGAGTTCCTGTTATTGTTTTGGGAACGCCTATGATGCCTGGTGACCTTCTATCAAAACTACAAGAAGACAGTCGTTTTAAATCTAGGGTTTTACCTGCCTTAGACCCAGCACCCGGACGTAGAATTTTAATGCCTGAGCTATATTCAGAAGAATGGTTATTACAACAACAAGAAGCACGGCCAAAATCTTTTGCTTCAGAGTTTATGTTAGTTCCACATTTTAGTACTGAAGCATATTTTGATGATGAGGATATTGTTAAATGTGAAGATGATACATTACGTTCATTTCCTGCTACTAAAGTTTACTCAGATTTACGGGGAAGCGACCAAATTTTTGCAGGGTTTGACGTAGGTAAAAAAAGACATCCTTCTCATTTAGTAATTTTTAAAAAATCCGGGGACCAGATTGAGCAAATACATCAATCATTTTTAGATGGTTGGAATTATTCTGACCAGATTGAGTATTTAAATGAGATTGCAGATAATTTTGATTTGACTGCTGGTTATGTAGATAATACTCGCGGAGAATTAGAAGACCGAGGATTAGACGCTAGATGGAGGTCGATGACCTTTACACGCAAATCGAAAAATATTATGGCGCAAGTATTTGAACAGTTTATTCATTCAGGCAATTTAAAACTTATAAAAGACGAAAGACAAAAACAACAAATTTTATCAGTAAGTAATGAGTTAAAAGCTCCAGATACCCCTATGGGTCACGGAGATGCTTTTTTCTCTATTGCTATGGCATTACAAGCAGCACATGACACTGCGTATAAGTTTGTCGATTTAGGCAGTGCTACGGATTGGTTTAATGCTGTAAGTCCAGGTGAAACTCCTGAAAGTCGACGAAGAACAGTAGACGAGAAAAAAGGATTAGATTTTGATAAGAAGTCTTCTGGGAATCCCTTGCAGATGGAGCCCGTAAATCCTCAGGCCAGAGCAGAATCTGCCCCAAACCCGCACTGCAAAGAAGCCGTGTGTAGCCCAGCATTTTGGGTTCCAGAACGCGGATTGTGTTTGTATTGCGCACATAGACAATAATATTTTTTTGGAGGACTATCAATGACAGTATCTAGTCGTTTATCATTTAACTTACCACCATCGGAAATTTTTACACATAAAGAATTGTCCGACCAATCAAAAATTATTTTAAATCATAGATATTATTTAAAAGATGAAAATTCTAATCCTATTGAAGATGCTAATGGATTGTTTGACAGAGTTGCTTGGGCTTTAGCTAAAGTAGATAAACAATATGGAGCATTACCAGTAGAAGTTGAATTAACCCATAAAGATTTTTATTTTATGATGAGAAATTTATATTTTCTTCCTAATAGTCCTACGTTAATGAATGCCGGTACAGCGCAAGGCACAATGTCTGCTTGTTTTGTACTTCCGTTAAATGATTCTATGCAAGATATTATGAAAACTGCAACCGATATGGCTATGGTACAGAAGTTTGGGGGCGGCACAGGATTTGCTTTATCTCAATTACGTCCTAAAGGTTCTCATATTAAAACTACACATGGAGCTGCTTGCGGACCAATTCAAGTTTTAAAGACCCTATCTAGCGTATCAAGCATGATTACTCAAGGTGGTAAGCGTGATGGTGCTAATATGGCTGTTATGGATATCCGACACCCAGATATTTTAGAATTTATTCGCTGTAAGTCAGTAGAAGGTGATATTCATAAC